GGCGGGCCGCCGCGCGGGCGGGGCGCCAGTGAAGACTGGCAGCAGGCACTGATGCGGCGGTTCCTGCATTGGGCGGTCGCGGCGCAGGGCGAGGGGCTGTCGGTGGCGGCGGCGCTGGATTTCATCGTCTTCGGCAAGAGTTGCCGCGCCATCGACCGGGAGCGGCGGCGGCGCTCCGGCTATGCCCGGCGCAATCTGCTCGACAGTCTCGAACTTTACCAGCGGGTTTAAAAAAAGCACGATATAATAGAAATGTCTTGACATGACGGGATCATTCGTTTAACATTATATACATGATCAAGAATTGGGCCTGCAGGAAATGGCGTTTTCTGCGGGCCTTTTTATTTTCTGTAATTTATACATGAAATAAATAAAATACACGCTATTTTTAATCAAATTTATCAATTTTTCCACTCCATGAAATCCGGAAACAGGAATCTGGATGAATCAGGCGCTTTGCCTGATTACACACTTATAAGATGAATTTAATAAAATTTTATATGAGAGAAAGGAGTCGCATGACGCCAGTTGAACTGATCAAATCCGCGCTTTATAACAAAATCTGGAAGCGCAGCGCGGCGCTGCCCCTGCTGGAAGAGATCAAGCGGGCCGGGCGGATCAAGGATATTGTCACGCTCTTGGGATCGGTCTTCCTGAAGAAGGAGGAGGAGACCGTCCGCCGTTTTATCGCCGATGTGTTTGCGGGCGAGATTCTGGAGATTGCCGATAACGCATTTCCAGACGGCGACAGCGCGGCGGACGGCACGTCGGGGCGCGACCGTGAAGATGTGGCCCGCTCCAAACTGCGCATTGATACCCGGAAATGGCTGATGGCGCATTTCGCGCCGGCGCAGTATGGCGACGGGGCGGGCAGTGACAAGGCGGCGCGCCGCGGCCTGCTCACACCGCCGCAGCTGTATATTCCGGAGAATGGCCGTGATTAGACCGCAGCCCGGCCCGCAGGAGATGTTCCTCGGCACCGCGGCGGATATCGCCATTTATGGCGGCGCGGCGGGCGGGGGCAAAAGCTTCGCCCTGCTGATGGAGCCGCTGCGTCATATGACCCGGGCGGATTTCAAGGCGGTGATTTTCCGCCGCACGTCGAAACAGGTGAAGAATGAGGGCGGGCTGTGGGATGCGTCCATGGCGCTTTATGGTGCCCTCGGCGGCACCGCGAAGGAGAGTGAACTCGCCTGGAAATTCGACGGCGGTGCCTCCATCAGCTTCGGCCATCTGGAGCATGAGAAGAACAAGCTCGACTGGCAGGGCACGGAACTCGCCTTCATCGGCTTTGACGAGCTGACCCATTTCACGGAATCGCAGTTTTTTTATCTGCTCAGCCGTAACCGGTCCACCGGCGGGACAAAGCCCTATGTGCGCGCCACCTGCAATCCCGATGCGGATAGCTGGGTCGCCGATCTGATCCGCTGGTGGATTGATCCGGAGACGGGCTATGCGATCCCGGAACGGTCAGGCAAACTGCGCTGGTTTGTGCGCGATGAGGATAGTCTGATCTGGGGCGATGACCGCCACATATTGGAGGCCGCGCATCCGGGACGGATCGCCAAATCGCTGACTTTCATCGCCGCCTCTATTGACGATAACCGGATATTGATGGAACGCGATCCGGGCTATCGCGCCAATCTGGCGGCGCTGCCAACGGTGGATCGGGAGCGGCTGCTCAATGGCAACTGGAAAGTTCGCCCGGCGTCGGGGGCCTATTTCCGGCGCGGCTGGTTCCCCGTTGTCATGGCCGCCCCGGCGGAGGCGCGGCGCGTCCGCGGCTGGGATCTGGCGGCGGGCGCGGGTGAGGCGGGCGTATCGCCGGACTGGACCGCAGGCGTAAAAATCGCGCGCGATCCGCAGGGCGTTTTCTATGTCGAACATGTGGAACGGCTGCAAGGCACGCCCAATGAGGTGGATCGCGCCATTCATAATCTGGCGGGCAGCGACGGGCGGGAGACCACCATCGCCCTGCCGCAGGACCCGGGGCAGGCCGGCAAGGCGCAGGTTCAGGCGCTCGCCCGGCTGCTGGCCGGGTTCCGGGTCAAAAGCCAGCCGGTGACGGGCAGCAAGGTGGTGCGGGCCATGCCGTTCTCCTCGCAATGCGAGGCGGGCAATGTGCGGCTCGTGGCGGGGCCGTGGAACGCGGATTTCCTGAACGAACTGGAGAATTTCCCGACTGGCCGCCATGACGATCAGGTCGATGCGGCCTGCGAGGCGTTTCACATGCTCACCCAGACCCCTCAGAAATCACAACAGGATATGTATTCATGAACGATCCGTCGATCCCCTCCCAGCTCTATGACATGATGGCGGCGCGTTGGGCGCTGCCGCAGGCGCTGATGGGCGGCACGCTGGCCATGCGGGCGGCGGGCACGCGCTATCTGCCGCGCCACCCGGCGGAACATGCCGCCGTCTATGCCGAACGGGCAAACCGCGCGACCTTGCGCAATTATTTTCGCCGCACGGTCAGCAAACTGGTGGGCCGGGTGTTTGCCGAACCCCTCGGCCTGTCGGAGGATATGCCGGAGGAGCTGCGCGCCCTGCTGCGCAATGCGGATTTGATGGGGCGGGGCATCAATGTTATCGCCCGTGACTGGTTCGAGGATGCGCTGGTCAGCGGCCTGTCGCATATGCTGGTGGATTTCCCGGCGGAGAATGACAGCGCCTCCCTCGCCGAGGAACGCGCATCCGGCGCGCGGCCCTATCTGGTGCATGTCCGCGCCGATCAGCTCATCGCCGCGCAGTGGGACGGCCATGGCGGGAACAAGCTGCTGACCCAGATCCGTATCCGCGAGAAGGGGCTTCTATGGCACGGCTTCGAGGAGCGGGAGGAAGAGCGCATCCGCGTCATCGAGCCAGATCACTGGCGGCTCTATCGCGCGGATGAAAAGGGCAAATGGCAGGAAATGGCGAGCGGGGAGAATAGCCTTGGCCGCATTCCGCTGGTCACGCTCTATACGGCGCGGAAAGGGTTTTTGCAGGCCGAGCCGCCGCTCGAAGATCTCGCCTTCCTCAATCTGGAGCATTACCAGATCCGCTCCGATCAGCGGAACGCGCTGAATGTGGCGTCCTTCCCCATTCTGGCGGCGAGCGGTTATAACCCCGAGATTGACGGCCCGATCGAGGTCGGCCCCAACAAGGTGCTGACGACGAGCGAGAGCGAGGGGCGCTATTATTATGTGGAAAGCTCCGGTGCAGCGCTGGCGGCCGGGGCGAAGGAGCTGGAGACGCTGGAACAGGCGATGCAGCTTTTTGGCCTGCAATTCGAGGCCCCGACGCAGGTGGAGACGGCGACCGGCCGGGCGCTCGATGCGGCGGATGCGCTCTCGCCGCTCAGCGGCATGGCGATGGGGCTGGAAGATAGTCTCAATGCGCTGTTGCGGCTGCTCGGCGACTGGCTCGACATCCCGGCGACGGGCAGCCTCTCGGTCAGCACCAAGGCGGGCGCGGCAAGGGGCGCGGTGCAGGACCTCGATTTCCTGCTGCAGGCGCGCAAACTCGGCGATATCGAGCCGGAGGAGCTGATCCGCGAGGCGAAAGCGCGCGGCCTGCTCACCGACAGTTTGCAGGCCAACGCCGCCGAATGAGCATCATCATCATTTACTGACAACAGGGCCCCATGCGGGGCTTTTTTTATGAGGTCTTCAATGTTTGAATTTCCCCTGAAGGTGACGGCGCTGGACATGGTGCCCGAACAGTATCACAGCCTTTACCAGCCGGAGACGGACGCGGCGGAGGGCTTCGTCCTTGATCCGTTGCTTGCCGGAAAGCTCGATGTATCGGGCCTGACATCGGCCCTTGAGAAGGAACGCGGCGCGGCGCAGAAATTTGAGAAGGAGCTGAAAGCCTGGCGCGCCCTCGGGCAGGATCCGGAAACCGCCTGGGCGACGCGGGAGGCGGCGCTGCGCGAGACGCTGACCGCCGGATTCGATGCCGCGCTCGCCCAGAAGGACGCCGCGATTGCCGAGCTTGAGCAGCGCAATGGCGCCTTCCTGATCGAGACGCGGGCGACGGAGGCGCTTTTGAAAGCGGGCGGCAGTGTGGAGTTGCTGATGCCGCATATCCGCGCCGCCGTCACGCTGCATCATGACGCGGAGAAACCGCTGCCGACGCTGCATATTCTGGACCGGGACGGCACTGTCCGCCGCGATGCGGAAGGCGCGCCGATAAGCCTGGAGGCGCTGATCAATGAGATGCGCAATTCCCCCGTTTTTGCCCGGGCCTTCGCCGCCACGGGACAGCGCGGCAGCGGCATGGACCCGGGCGGCGTGACGACCGGCCGGGGCACCATCAACGGCCATAATCAATGGGCGCTCAACGCCCGCATTGAGGATATCGCGCGCGGCAAGGTGTCCGTCGCGCTGTGAGCTAAGCCCGCGGGAGGCGGCGAGGTCCGGGACGGGCCTTTTATTCCCTTTTGACCCTTCCATTCTGGAGATTTTAACATGCCAAATGATATCTCGGCCGCCATGCCGAAAATCCTCGCGCGTGGGCTGATGGCCCTGCGCGAACAGACCGTGATGCCCCGCCTTGTGAACGGGGATTTCAGCGCCGATGCCGCCAGCAAGGGCGACACGATCGATGTGATCCTGCCGTCCGACCTGACGGCGGATGATGTGACGCCCGGCACGACGCCGCCGACGCCGACCAGTTCGACCCTTGAAAAAGTGCAAATCGAGCTGAATAACTGGAAGAAGGCGGATTTCTATCTGACCGACAAGGAGATGATGGAAGTTGACGTGCGGGAGAACTTCATGCCGGTGCAGGCGAGCGCCGCCATCCGGGCGCTGGCCAATGCGGTCAACCAGTCGATCCACGCCGAATATAAGGGCGTTTACGGCCTTGTCGGCACGCCGGGCAGCACGCCGTTCGATGCCAATGCGGAGGTGGCGACAGCGGCGCGCAAGCTGCTGATGCAGCAGAAGGCGCCGAAGGAGAACCGCTATGGTGTGCTCGATTTCGATGCGGAATCAAACGCCCTTGATCTTGCCGCCTTCGCCGATGCGGACCGGGCGGGCAGCAGCACGGTGAAGATCGAAGGGGAGATCGGCCGCAAATACGGCATCGACTGGTACAGCGACGATCATGTATCGACGCATGTGACGGGCGCGGCGGGCACGCCGCTGGTCAAGGGCGGGGCGCAAACGGGCACCAGCCTGATCGTCGACGGCTTCACGACCAAGCCCTCCGTCGGTGATATCTTCACCATAGATGGCGATTTGCAGCAGTATGTCGTTCTGGCGGCGGGGGATCTGGACGGCACGGAATCGGTGCTCACCATCTCGCCCGCCGTACTGGTTGCGCCGTCGGATAACGATCCGCTGACCTTTGCCGGCAGTCATGTGGTCAATCTGGTGTTCAACCGCGATGCCTTCGCCTTCGCCAACCGGCCGCTCGCCCACAGCACGCAGGACCTCGACCTCGGCAGCCAGATCATGTCCATGACCGACCCGGAGACGGGTATCTCGCTGCGCCTTGAAGTGGCGCGGCAGTATAAGCAGGTGGTCTGGGAGTTTGACATCCTGTGGGGTGTCAAGCTGGTCCGGCCCGAACTCGCGGTCCGCCTCGCGGGCTAGGCATCTCCGAAGGGGGCGGAGTGATCCGCTCCCTTTTCCCTTATCTCGCATAACAGCAGGAAACATTCATGAGTGTGATCACCGAAACCGGCAGCGGCGTCGCCGGGGCGACGACTTACGTGTCGCTCGCGGATGCGGACGGGCATTTCGCCGCCCTCGATCTGGACGACTGGAGCAGCGCGAGCGAGGGCGCGCGGGAACTGGCCCTGATGCGCGCCGCCCTGCATATCGACAGCTATAGCTATCCCGGCAGGGTGCTGGACTGGGATCAGGGCCTCAAATGGCCGCGGCGCGGGGCGACGGATCGCGACGGGCGGCTGATGACGGGCCTGCCGCATGCGCTCCGCATCGCGGCGCTGGAGCTGGCGGAGCTGTTCCTGAAAGAGGCGGCGGGCCTTGATGAACGATTGCCGATCCGCCAGAAAATCGGCCCCATTGAGATCACCTTCGCGGAGGGAAAACAGCGCATGAGCTTCATCTTCCGCCTGCTGAGCCAGATCGGCGCGCAAAGTGCCGCTCATGATCTCGTCCGGGGGTGAGCGATGAAACAGCTTGATATCGAAAAAATGGTGCGCCGCCTGTTCAACGCCGCCGGGGAACTGGCGGTTTTGGCAACGCTGAAGCGCAAAACCACCGGCAGCTACAGCCCCGGCACGGGCGCGGCCGAGACGCTGGAGGATATTCCGATCCGCCTTGTCCGGATTGAAAAACCGCTCCGCGACAGCGGCAATGAAACCGCGCCGCTGATGGGGGAGCCGCTGCATTACGCGTTGGTGGAATGTGCAGATGCCATCCCGCGCGCCGATGATGATCTTCTCATTGCCGGGGCGGGATTTACCCTTGTGCAGGTGGTGTCCCTCGATGCCGGGGCGGGCATTCTTTATGAGGTGGCCTACCGATGAGTTATCGCAGAATTCAGGCCGCGCTGGATAGCTGGCTCGCCGCCTCGGATGAGAGCGTGATCGCCTTTCCGGCGCAGCCCTTTCGCCCCGCCCATAACGCCGCCTATGTGGCGGTGGAATTCCGCCCTGGTCCGGTTGAAGCGATTTTTCTGGGTGACGGCGCGGCGGAACTGCACAGCGGTCTCTACCGTCTCACCCTGCATGATCCCGATCTGATCAATGCCGAGAGCCGCCTGGATGCGCTGCGCGGGCATTTCAATCGCGGCCGCATCCTCACTTTCGAGGGGGTGGAGGTGCATATGGACGGCGCCTCCATGGGTGCGGATGACGGGGATCTCAAACGCGCGGCCCTGCCGCTAATCATTGCCTGGCGCAGCTATTTTTAAGGAGTGACCATCATGACCTTTGCCACCGGAGCCCGCCACGGGCTCAGCTATATCGCCGAGACTGTATTCGGCGCGACGCCCGAGACGCCGTCGATGACGCGGCTGCGTCATACGGCCTGCAGCCTCGGCCTTGAAAAGACGACGCTGCAATCGGAGGAAATTCGCGATGACCGGCAGATCGCGCATCTGCTGCATGGCCAGAAAAGCGTCACCGGCGATATTGATGTCGAGCTGTCCTACGGCGCGTTCGATGCGCTGCTGGCCGGGTTGATGCAGTCGGACTGGGATGATGATGTTTTAAAAGCCGGGGTGACGCAACCGAGCTTTACTTTTGAGCGCGCATTCCGCGATATCGGCAGCTATCAGGTTTTTACCGGCTGCATTGTGAGCCGTCTTCGTCTCACCGTCCGGCCCGACCGGCTGATCGGCGGGCGGTTTTCGATCCTTGGCCGATCCATGAGCCTTGAAAGCTCTGCCCTTGATGCCACGCCCGCCGCCGGGGCGGCTCATGACCCGATGACGGGGTTCAAGGGCGCAATCACGGAGGGGGGAGACAGCCTCGGCATTGTTGTCGGGCTTGATCTTGAGATCGATAACGGCCTTGAAGCCGCCTTCACCCTTGGCGAGGTGGCGGCGACGGATATTCTTGCCGGGCAATCCCGCATTACCGGCGAGATCTCCAGCTATTTCGAGGATGCGAGCCTGCTCGAAAAATTCGTCGATGAAACGGAAAGCAGCCTCACCCTCACGCTGGAGGGGGCGGGCGGGGAGCTGGCGCTGGCCCTGCCGCGCCTTGTCTATACGGGCGGCAGTTTGCCGGCGCTCGGGACGGGGCCGGTGACGCTCTCGCTGCCCTTTACCGCCCTTTATGACGAGAGCGCGGGCAGCAATCTCGTCCTCACCCGCACCCCTGACGCATAGGAAATGCCCATGACAGACAGCATATTCGATGTCACCGCCTTCGATCTGAAAGCCCGGAGCGAGGCGGGCGCGCCGCTCACCCTACGCCATCCCAAGACGGGCGAACTGCTGCCCGCCGTCATCTGGTTGCAGGGGGAGGATGCGGAGAATTACCGCCAGACCCTGCGTGCCCAGATCGACTGGCAGATCACGGAGCGGAAGCTGGAGCTGACCGCCGCCGAGATGGAGGAGCGGCTGATCGAACGGCTCGCCGCCATCACGCTGCGGTTTGAAAATATCGGCCGGGGCGGGGTGGTGCTGGATAGCCGCCCGGAAACGGCCCGCGCCCTTTATCGGGAGCATCTGTGGATCCGCGAGCAGGTCGCCGCCTTTGTGGAGGAGCGGGCCAATTTTTTGCCCTGAGCGCCGATGGGCTTCTGGCCTACGCGGCGCATCGGTTTTATCTCGCCGCGCCGGTCGGCAAGGGCATCACGCGGGAAATGGCGCACCGGCAGGTGGCGAAGGCGACGGGGCGGCAAATGCAGGCCGAAACCCGGCCCGCGCCGCCCGGTTGCCTGCTGCATGTGTGGAACTGGTTTGTCACGCTTTCACCGGTTTACGGGGTGGATCAGGCGATCGCGCCGTCCCGTCTCGCCGCCGATATAAGGGCGCTGGATGGCTTCCCCCCGACGGGGCGGGAGATTGGCCTTCTGCTTAAGCTGTTCGCGGCATGGCGGGAGACGGCGGGGCAGGATTTGGCCTCTATCAACGGAACGGAAAAAAGATGGTAACGGACACGGATTTATTGCGCCTCGGAGGCGCCCTTGACGGTCTGGGCACGCGGGCCCGGAAGGCGGAGCGCGAAGCGCGTCAGCTCACCCGCCAAATGGCGGAATTGCAGAAACTCTCCGGCACCTCCAATGCGGGCCGGGGCGGCTTTGTCGATAGCTTGAGCAAGGGGCTGGCCACTGCCAGACGCGACATGACGGGCCTGCAACAGATGGCGGAGACGCTGGCGGGCGGACTGAACCGCGCCTTCGGCAATGCGTTTGACCGCTTCATCGTCTCTGGCCGCGATGCGAAATCGGTGCTGAAAGGGCTGGAAACCGACTTGCTGCGCCTCGGCACGAAGGCCGCGAGCCGCTCTCTACAAAGCGCCATCACGGGGGCGGCGGGCAGTGGCAGTAATGCGCTGACGGGGCTGCTCGGCGGTCTCTTTTCCGGCGGCACGGGCGCGTCGCTGCTCAACCTCATCCCCGGTTTTGCGACCGGCGGGCAGTTTACCGTTGGCGGCGCGGGCGGGGTGGATCGTAATCTCGTCCCCCTCCGCCTCACGCGGGGGGAGCGGGTGACGGTTGAGACCCCCGCGCAGGCGCGGCGCAATGACGGCAAGGCTACCGCCGCCGCGCCCGTCATCCAGATGAATTTCAATATCTCCACCCCCGATGCGGCGAGCTTTCGCATGAGCCAGTCGCAAATCCAGGGGGAGGCGCTGCGTCAGGCGCAGCGGGCGCTGAACCGCAACGGACGTTAAGGAGCGAATGGCATGAGCTTTCATGAGGTCAGATTCCCGACCCGCATTTCCTATGGGGCCGTGGGCGGGCCGCGCTTTTCGACGACGGTGCAGATCCTCAACTCCGGCTATGAGCAGCGCAATATCAACTGGGCGGAGGCGCGGCGCGAATACAGCTTTGATATCAGCCCGAGCCGGGGCGCGGAATGGACCGCCGTTCTCGATTTCTTTCACGCGCGGCGCGGCCGGGCCTATGGTTTCCGGCTGAAGGATTTCGGCGATTTTGTCATGCCCGCGCAAGTGATGGCCATCGGCGACGGGACGGAGACGGCGTTCCAGATCACCAAACGCTATGTGGATGAGGACATGCTCGCCCCGGCCTATGAACGCCCGCTTAAAAAAATCGTCGCGGGCAGCGTCAGTGTCGCGGTGGAGGGCGCGCCGCTCGCAAGTGGCTGGAGCGTTGATGTGAATAACGGCCTGCTCACCTTCGATGTCGCGCCGGGGGAGGGCGATGAGATCACCGTCGGTTGCGAATTTGATGTGCCGGTGCGCTTCGATACGGATCTGATGCAATCGGCCATTCCCGGCCCCGACATTCATCACTGGCAGAATGTGAAACTGGTGGAGATACGGCTGTGAAAACACTGGGCAGCGCACTTGCGAGCCATATCGCGGGAGAGGTGACGAGCCTTGCTACCTGCTGGGCGCTGAAACGCCGCGACGGGACGGAGATGTTCTTCACCGATTTCGACCGCGACCTGACGGTGGAGGGGGATCTATATCGCGCGGCGAGCGGCTATTCCCGTTCCGCCATTGTCAGTGACGGTCGCTTCAGTGTGGATAATCTTGACCTGATCGGCGCGCTGATGAGCGAGGCGATATCCGAGGAGGATCTGCTGGCCGGGCGCTATGATTTTGCGGAAATGCGCATTTTCATGATCAACTGGCAGGATCCGGCCATGGGGAAAATCGCGCTCCGCCGGGGCTGGATCGGGGAAGTCTCCGCCCGCGATGGTGGCTTCACGGCGGAACTGCGCGGCCTCGCGCAAGGATTGCTTTATGAGGTGGGCGATGTCTACAGCCCGCTTTGCCCGGCCGATCTCGGCGATGATCGCTGCACCGTGGATATCGAGGCGCTGACGGAAACGGACAGTGTCGCCGCTGTCAGCTCGCAAAGTGAGATCACTTTAACCGGTTATAATGGAGTGGACGGGGTGCTGAATGGCGGCGTTCTCACCTTCACCAGCGGGGAGAATGCGGGGATTTCTGCGGAAATCCGGGATTGGCAGCAGGCGGAGAAGCGGCTCACCCTGTTTCTCGCCCTGCCGTTCACCATTGCCGAGGGCAACACGGTCAGCTTTTTTCCCGGCTGCGACAAGCGCCTCGTCACCTGCCGGGAAAAATTCGCCAATCATGTTAATTTTCGGGGGCACCCGCATATTCCGGGCACGGACGCGCTGATCGGCGGTGGCCATGGATAGGGGCGCGGCCATCCTCGCCGCCGCGCGGGGCTGGATCGGCACGCCCTGGCGGCATCAGGGGCGGAGCGCGCGCGGGCTGGATTGCGTCGGGCTTGTCGTCATGGTGGCGCGGCAGATGGGCCTCACCCCCGTTGATCTGCCCGGCTATGCGCGGCGGCAGGATGGAGCGCGGCTTCTCTCCCACCTTCATAAACAGCTTGATGTTTCATCGTTAGATAATTGGAATAATGGGAATATTGCGATTTTCAGAGAAAGCCAGTTTCCCATCCATCTGGGGTTTCTGGCGCGCGATAAAGACGGGCCGACGGTGATCCATGCCCATGCCGGGCGGCGGCGGGTGGTGGAGGAATTGCTGGCCCCTTACGGCGCGCCCTTTCTTGTTTTTTCCTTTCCGGAAGGGGCTTCCTGATGGCGACTTTGGCATTTGGCCTCGCGGGCGCGGGGCTTGGCGCGGTAACCGGCGTCGGCGCCGGCGCGGGCTGGCTGGTCGGCACGACGCTGGGCCGCTTGCTGTTCCCCAATGAGGACGGGAGCAGCGCGGCGCCGCGTCTCACCGATCTCAACGTCACGGGGGCGAGCTATGGCGCGGCAATCCCGCGGCTTTACGGCACCATGCGCCTTGGCGGCAATATCATCTGGACATCGAGCTTGCGGAGCGAGGCGGTCTCAAACGGCGGGGGCGGCGGCAAGGGCAGCGCGAGCCAGCCGGAGACAACGGGTTACGCTTATTATGCGAGTTTTGCCGTCGCCCTCTGCGAAGGGGAGGTGGATCGCCTGCTTAAAATCTGGGCCGATGGCGACGTAATTTATGACACCACATCGGCGGCGGCGGTGATTGCGCCCGGGTTGCGCTTTCGCTTCTATGCGGGCGATGCGGCGCAGCAGCCCGACAGCATCCTGGAGGCGGCGGAAGGCGCGGGCAATGTGCCCGGCTATCGCGGGCTTTGCTATGTCGTGTTTGATAACCTTCCCCTCGGGCCTTATGGCAACCGCCTGCCGAATTTGGAATTTCTGGTGACCAAAAATCCGGTTTCCGCCTGGCCGCAGACGAGCAGCGAGATTGCCGCCGTCAATGCCAGCAGCTTCGCCCATGATCCGGCGCGCGGGCTGATTTACAGCTACGAGGTGGTGGGCGGCGTCGATACGGTGCGGAAAATAGATGCGGAGACGCTGGAGGAGCTCGCGAGCGGGGCGGTGGAGACGGACTTTCCCCGCCTGCCGGACGCCGCCGTCGGCTTTGCCCGTGATCGCGACGGATATTTCTGGATCGGTACGGGATCGGCCCTGCTGGCCGGTCGGCAGATCCACCGGGTGGAGGGGGAGACGATGCAGGTTGTCGCCTCCGCCGATTTGCCCGCTGGCGTTGGGGCCATTGGCCCGTCCACCGATATCCGTCATCCGCTGACCGGCGCGGCCTTTCAGGTGGCCGGATCGCAGCAGAATTATCAGGTGGTGGTGTTTGATGCGGGCCTTAATGTTATCGCCAGTATTGAGACAACGGCACGCGTCTCGACCGGCGCGGTGACCGACAAGAACGAGGTCGCCTGGGTTGCCCTGTCGGGCCGGGCAACGGGGCCGGTCTTCAGCGATCTCGATATCGTACGGGTCAGCATCTCGCCGGTTGAAAGCCTTTCGGGCGTGAGTTATGAGGCGCAATCGGAGATTTTCACGCTCCCCTCTGCCTCCCTTACGCCGCTCGGCGGCAGTGGGGGAGAGACCAATAATATCACACGTTTGGTTGGCTATCTTCCTGCAATGGATGAACTTCTGTTTCAAAATGCCTACCGGATTTTTAAATGGTCCACGCAGAGCCAGAGCGTGACGGTCAGCCGCGATGTGAGTGATCTGAGTGGTGCGCTCAGCCTGGTCAATGGCCATAACGGGATGGAGATTGTCTTTATCAGCGCCGGGCGCTACGCGGTTTATCTGAGCGCCGCGACGCTGGAAGAAATGGAACGGGTTGATCTCTATGAATTTGCCGGGGTCTCCAATTCGGTCAATGGCGTTTATGACGCGGCGACGGACAGCCTCTATGCCTTTAATACGGATTTTGGGTTGAAGCGGCTGTTCCTCCGGCGGGGGAGCGGCGACGGCGCGCTGATTGCGGATATCGTCGCCGATCTTTGCGTCCTCGGCCGGTTGGAGGCGGGGGATATCGATGTCTCCGCTCTCACGGGCAGCATTCCGGGCTATCTGGTTGCCCGCCCGCAATCCATTGCCGAGGCGCTGACCCCGCTCAGCCAGTACGCCCTGTTCGATGCGGTGGAAAGCGGCGATGTCCTCAAATTCATCCCGCGCAATCAGGCACCGAGCGGTGTGACCCTTCAGGATGCCGACATGCTGGCCCCGCCGGAAATGCGCCGGTTGCAGGAAAGCGAACTGCCGGAGCGGATTTCCCTCTCCTATCTCGCGGCCGATGCGGGTTACCAGATCGGCACGCAGATGGAAAAGCGCAGTTTTCGCCCCGTCGCCACCATGTTCGGCCGCAACCAGATTGCCCGCGATTTGCCGATGGCCCTGACAGCGGATGAGGCGCGGGCGGCGGCGGCTAAGAGCCTTTATGCCGCTTGGGCGGAGCGGCAGACATTTTCCGCGGCGCTTCCCTTGCGCTTCCTCGCCCTTGATCCTGCCGATGTGGTGACGCTTGATCTTGGGGGCAGGACGAGCGCGGTGCGGCTGATGCAATCGCGCTTCGGGGCGGATTTCACGCTGGAGACGGAGGGGGTTTCCCTCTCCCCCTTCAGCGATAGCACCCTTGCGGCGGGGGATAGCGGTTCGGGCTATCAGCAGGTGTTGATCCGCCCGGCGGTGACGGCGGAGCTGTTCCTCCTCGATCTGCCGCTGCTGCGCGATCAGGACGGCGCGGGCGGTACGGGCAGCCGGTTTTATTTCGCCCTTTCGACCCGCGCGGCGGGCGCGGGCGGGGCGGTCTATTCCGCCTTCGATGAGGAGAGATACGAGATTGAGGGTGCTGTGGCGGCGGCGGCCGTCTGGGGCGTCGCACTGAATGCGCTGGCGGCGACGGACCGACCGTTCCAGACCGATCTTCACTCCCATGTGGATGTCCGCATGATCCACGGGGCGGAGGAGTTGGAAAGTCTCAGCGATGCGGCGCTGCTGAACGGCGGCAATGCGCTGCTGCTGGGCGATGAAATCCTGCAATTCGGCACGGTCACGGAGAATGAGGACGGCAGTTACCGGCTCACTCATCTGATCCGCGGGCGGCGCGGCACGGAAGGGGCGATCACGGGCCATAAGGTGGGGGATCGGGCGATCCTGCTCCGCCGCAGCGAAATCGGCGGCGGCTTTACAGCGCTCGCCCATCTCGATATGCCGCGCCGCTGGAAGGCGGTGGCGCCCGGTCAACTGATCGAGGCGGCGATGCCAGTCTCCCGTATTTTAACGGGTAATGATTTGCGGCCTTACGCGCCGGTGCATATTGCGGCGTCGCGGATTGATGATGATCTTGAAATCGGCTGGCAGCGGCGCACCCGCATGGGCGGCGGCGGCAGTCTCAGCACGGCGGTGCCGCTGTTTGAGGCATCGGAACGTTATGAGCTGGTCTTCACCTACGCGGGGCAGAGCGTCTCGAAATTCGTTCATAGTGCGCGGGCGTATATCTATCCGCTCACAGAGTTCAATGCGGATTTCGGGATGAGCGAAGGGGCGATCCCGCCGCTCACCCTCACCCTTTATCAACTGTCTGAAACCATCGGCCAGGGCTTTCCGGCAACGGAGATTGTCTAGCATGTCAGAACTGGATTTACCGCAGATCGCTGAAAATCAGGCGCTCGCCTATGTCACCTCCAACGATGCGGATGCGGCGCTGGAATCCGCGCTCTGCGATGAAAGGGCGGGCCATGACCCGACGTCGGGCGATGTCAGTTTGAGCGAGAGTGACTTTCGCGAAGCCTGGCATCATGTCATCGGCGGCAGCCCGGCGGGCGGCTTCAATTTTATCGTGCCCGCCATCAAGCGCCCCTTCATGGTCACGAACGGGAGCGGCGAGACGGCCACCGTCAAGACGGCATCCGGTGCGGCGGGGCAGGTGCTGGACGGGGAGACGCGGCTTTTTTACTGCGACGGGACGGATGTGATCGGTCTCACCGACAGCACATCGGGCGGCGGCGTAGGCGGCGGCGCTCACGCGGGCGCGCTGGTCACGATGACGAGCAACCAGAGCATCGCCAATAACAGCAATACGGCCATCGGCTGGGATAATGAATCCTATGACACCGACGGCTTTCACGACAATGCGGTGAACAACAGCCGCCTCACCGTGCCGGGCGGGGTGACGAAAGTCATCGTGAGCGGGCAGATCCGCTGGGACAGCAGCGCGGCGGGCACGCGGGAGATATTGCTGGAGAAGAATGGCTCAGGGACTTATGCCGGACGCCCGTTCGCGCATATGGAGGCGCAGACCAACCGCACCATGCAGAGTTTCGTCTCGCCGGTGCTGGCGGTGACGGGCGGCGATTATTTCGAACTGATCGTCTGGCAGGACAGCGGCGGCGCGCGCGACGTGGAAAGTCATGCCGCCACCTGGTTCAGCCTGCAGGTCATTGAATAGGCGGCGGCAAGGATCCGCGAGACAGGGGGACAAAATGAAAAGATTTTACCGACTGGCGGCCGCAGGGGCCGCTTTTTTTATGCCGGTTGCGCTTCTGCCGCTGGCGGGGGCAACCGCGGAAGGATGCCTGCCGCGGGCAGAGCTGGCCCGTCAGCTTGCCGCGCAATATGGCGAGGTGCTGATCGCCCAGGGGCTGAGCAGCGCCGGACGGCTGATGGAGATTTATGCCAGCCCGACGGGCGATAGCTGGTCCCTGACGGAGACGGATCCGGCCGGGCGCGCCTGCCTGCGGGCCACCGGGAATTACTGGAACATGCCCGCCGCGCTGGAAGGGAGGCGGGGCGGACAACCCGCCTTTTTCCGGTCCGGTACAGGCAGCGAACCGGACGGCGGAGGCGCGGAATGAACAATCTGGAACAGGAAATCGGCGCCATGCGGGTGCGCATCGAAAATCTCCACCTCGATATGGTGGAGCTGCGCGACGATGTGAAATGCCTGACGTTGCAGGTCAGCATGGGGCGCGGCGCCCTCAAGGTTATCGGCATCACAGGGACCGCCATCGCCGCGTTAACCAGCTTTGCCGTCTGGATCGGCCAGACCTTCCGGCCTTTCAATCTGTAGTCATACAAGGAGAGAACGAGTGGGCATCTATGTCACAGTCGACAGCCTGATTGCCGCCTTCTGCGCGGCGCTGCACGGGCTGGCCATTGTGGTCACGCTGGCGACCGTCATCACGGCGACAATTCCCACGCGCTGGCGGCGGCCGGGGCTGGGGCGGCTGTTTCACCTGCTTAACCTGCTGGCCGGGAATGTCGGCCATAACCACAATGCGGATGACAGATGAGCCCGCTGGACGCCGCCATCTGCGCGCGCATTGCCTATGAGACGGCGGGCGGGGCCATCGCGGCCCGCTTCGGCTACAGCTACGCCCCGGTGGCGAGCCGGGATCATTTCGCCTGGATCGGGCGAAAAAAGGGTCTCACCGTGGTTGCCTTTCGCGGCAGCACATTCGCCGGGCGGGAGGCGCGCGGCAGCATCAGCAACCTGTCCACCGATCTCATCCGTTGGAGCGGGGAAGGCCGCGTGCATGCGGGATATTATCAGGGGCTATGGCAGCTGCTCGGCGCGGTGCAGCGGGAATTGCGCGGGCGCGCGGGGGAGCTTGTCCTCACCGGCCATTCCATGGGCGCGGCGCTGGCCACATTGGCGGCGACGCTGCTGGAGGCGGAACGGGTTCATGCCTTCGCCAGCCCGCGCCTTGGCAATCGTGCCTTTGCCGAAAGCTATCCGCGCGCCATCCGGGTGACCCGCTATGTCAACCGCTGCGACGTGCTGGCGCGCATGCCGATCTCCGGGGAGGTGCAGGGCAGCAATCCGCCCTTTCGCGAACGCTATTGCCATATCGGGCGGCCCGTCCGGCTGCCCGGCCTCGGCCATTCCATGAGCGCCTATATCGAGGGGTTGCGCCTGCATCGGCGCGGCCTGCGCAGCCATCCATCGACTGAACAGGGAGAATGA